GCGTCTGCTAAACATTGTTTGGTAGGATATTTATCGACGCGAGTTTCAAAACCTAATGATTGTAATTTATCAAGTACTTCTATTTTAGATTGGAACCCATGAGATTTTCCAATCCCAACTAAATTAACCAATGCTTGTAAACCTTGCGCATTATATACCTCGACATGAATTTGTGATTGCAATGCGCTGGCTTTTAATTTGTCTATTATTACTATATCGGCCTGAATCCCATTTGAATTTTCTTTATTTTCAATCGTGATTGTAGCCTGAAAACCATATTCGTTAATTTTACTAATTATCGTTTGTGACTGAAAACCATTTGGTAAAAGTTTATTTTCAATTTGAATATTAGATTGTAAACCAATTGCTTTTAATTTGTCTAAAATCTGAATGTCTGATTGAAACCCATAAAAGTTTTCTTTGTTAATTACGCCTTGACCTTGAAAGCCATATGAATCTTGTTTGTTGATAGTTATTTTTGATTGCAATCCATATGCGTTTTCTTTATTGATAATAATCTGTGATTGCAATCCATATGCGTTTTCTTTATTGATGACAACTTGAGACTGAAAACCCATTGACCCTAGTGCATGACTAGTTAAGTATTGATCGTCTAAATAGGTATCATCTAAATATCCATATATAACTGTCATGTTCTAAGTCCTCTAGTACTAATCAAGAATTCTCCACGAAGACTGGCTTTTTTCATCTCATCTTTAATTGATGGTATTAGTTTATTTCTAATATATGTTTCATCAAGACTTTGAGATGAAGCTTCTATATTCATTTCTATATTAAAACTATAATTTGTATTTCCAGGTGTAGGATTATTTAAAAAAGATTTAACTGAATTTCTGTCAACAACAAATTCTCCAGATTGTAATAATGCTGGTACTTCTCCGCCACCGGCAACTAAACCACCAGAATGGAATTTATTTGCCTCAAATATTTTCATTATTATTCCGAATGTTTTTTCTTTGACGATATCCCAAAGTTTACTTGGATCTAAGTAAGATAATCCTTCTTCAATTGCACCAACAACATTTTTTGCTGTGTCAGATATATTTCCACCGGCTGTTTTTGCAACATCAGTTATACTACCAATTCCACTTTTGAATTTTGGAATATCTAATTGTCCAGATAAAATCATATCAATTAAAGATTTTACGGTTGGATTAGACATTAGTGATCGTGGGATGATTGCTTCACCTGGAGATAGCATTGCAAGTATTCTGTCGTTAAGAAAAGAATCTCCAGCAACTAGTGCGTTTCCATTTAGAACACCACCTTTAGCAAACTGAACAAATGGCAAGTTTATACCTAATGTTTTTTCAACAGTACCACCCATTTTAGGATCTGTTTCACTTGGATCTATTTTAAATATTTTTGTAAAAATGCTTGAAGGATTTATTAAATCTAATGCGTCTTTAATTACTTTTCCTAAACCACTCAATCCAGATTTTAAACTGTCCCAGATTTGAGTGCCGAACTTTCCAAATAAATTACCAGCACCTTCAACCGCACCTTTCAGTTGATCCCAAATTTGAGTGCCAAGCTTTCCAAAAGTTTCAAATAGACCTTTAAATGCCTCATCTATTTTACCCTTGAAAATATTAGTAAAGAAATCTTTAAGACCGTCCCAGGCTGTTTTTAAAATACCGATGAATGGTTGAATTATATAAGTGTTTACGTATTCCCATGCTGCCTGAATAATTTGTGTCATTGGCTTAATATAAAGATCGTTAATTAAACTCCATGCAGCAGTTAATAATTCTGGTATTGGTTTAATAAATGTTTCGTAAACAAATTTCCAAGCAGCAGTTATAATCTGTGTCATTGGTTTAATATAAAGGTCGTTAACTAAACCCCAAGCGGCTTTAAATATATTTACTAGACCATTCCAGATTCCACTAAAAAAATTAACTAATCCATTCCAAACATTTGTTAACAGATTTATTAACCAATCCCAAAGTTTAGTTAATGCAGATAGCATTTGATCCCAAACACCTCTAATCTTTTTACCAACCGCTTCCGCTGCAATATCTATTACATTTACAACGTCACCAGCATTTTTCATTCTACTGACTGCATTTGCCTCTGATTCTAAATCTAGAATTTTAAAAACCTTGGACGATTCTTTGGCAACACTCTTTCCAAGTTCGGCAATGCCTTTGCCAAGCTTCTTGGGAAGGTCAGCAATGCTATCAATAAAAGCAGGTGCTTTGATTCCCTTGAATATCGCACCTAGAGCCCGTACTAGCCCTCTGACAACGCCATTAACCAACGCCATAGCAATGCGAGGGATACCCTTTATAAATGCAACCACGATCTTCTCTAGCCCTCCGCCAATCCAGAAGTCTATAGACGCTGCTACTATTTCGCCCATCGCACCTATAATTCCAAAAATAATTGATTCCAGAATATCCGGTAACCGATTCAAAATGGCAACTATCATGCCAGGGACCGCCTGGATCGACTGAATTATGATCGCTGGTATAGCTCTGAACAATGCGTCTATTATGTCCGGTAGCCGTGAGAGAAGTTTATCTATGATCCCAGATAAAGCAGAGAAACTTTTCCCAACTAGTTCTGGAAGTCGATCCAAAAATGTAACTAAAGCATCTGACAAAGAATCAATCATCTGCGGAAACATTGAAATGATCTTATCGAAAATAGATCCTAATGAATCAAATAATTTTGAAATCACGGTCGGTAAAGATTCTATGATTTTTCCTATGGCATCGGCTAAAGAATTAAATGCCTTCATCAATAAATCTGGAAATTTAGAAACAAGATTTGATAGACTGTCGGCTAATCCTTGAATGAATTCTGGATCAAACATTTTCCCGATGGCACTAGTAAAAGTGCCTAATGCGTTTACGATACCAGGCACTACCTTGGCCACACCTAGAGAAAAGTTTTGTGCAGACGATTCACTCACCTTTGTAAAATTAGTAAGAAACGCCATCGAAGCCTGACCCCAAGCTTCACCTTGTTCTCCAGTTGATTTTAATTGCACGTCAAATATCTTTTTCTCGGCAAGATCAGTTTGAATTTTCATTTGCGTTTCAAGTTGATCTATAATTGCTTGCCCAGTTTCTCCGGCAAGTTTTCCTTCAGCTTCTAATTGTTGTTTTCTTATAACCAATTGTTCAAGAAGAATATCTCTTTGTGCTGCAATCTGGTCTTCTTGTGCCATACCATACATAAGAGAATTATTTGCCATATTTTTTGTTTCAACTTGAATTTGTTTCAATGTTTCAAGTTGAACTTGATTTACTTTTTGCTCCATTAACTGTTTTTGTAAATCAAGTTGCTTGTTCAAAGCATTTATTATTTCAACTCCAGCAGACCCGGCTAGTTTACCTTCTATTTGTAATTGTTCTTTCCTTGATTCTATTTGCTTTTGAATAATTTCAAATTGATTTCTTAATGAATCTATTTGAGACATTCCAACTGCTTTAGATTCATTCGCAATTTGTTCGTTTTCAAGTCTGATTTGTGCAAGTAAAGTAAGTTGTTCTTTTGATGGGCCGGGGATAGCCACTTTAGATAAATCATTAAATGCTTTTTTGGTTTCATGAACTTCTTTTGTCGTATCTTTAAACGCACCTTTTACGGCATCGACGGTTTTAACAATGGTTGACAAAATAGCACCCATGTTTAAACCTTTTGCAGATTCTACAAAATCTTTATTAAGTTTGTTTATTGATTCGTCAGCACTATCAACTGTATTTGCTAAAGAAACAAGCCCAGTTCTTATGAGATTAAGACCATCATCGGAAACTACCCCTATCTTATTTAAAGGCTCTAATATCGATTCAAAAGCAGATAAAGCCGCTATTCCTATTTGGGAAAAACCTTTTATGGCACGTTCAAATAAGTTCTTTAGGCCAATCCAAATTGTATCTGTTAGTAAAGGTAATCTATCTAAGTTAGCAACTAAAGTATCAATAGCTAAAACTAGACCTAATACAGAGGCCGTAATTAAAACAAATTTTGCTGTGAATAAAAGAAGTTTTGGGATTAAACTATTTAACGCTATTTCTAAAGCCATTAAATTTTCTGCAACAAATACCATTTTGGCCATTGCTGTTATCCAAGTAATAACGGCAGATGCGTTCATTGCTAGTGTTAAAACACCTATAGCTGCTGCTAGTTCAATAACTGCAATAGTCAATTCTTTTAAAGATATTTCTTGAATAAGTTTTTTAAAAACCATAAGATGTTCGCCGACTGATCTAATAGCTTCGGCTACGCTATAATATATTTCAGTTTTATTTTTTAAAATATCAGATAGACCTATAAAATTAACTATTGTCTCTCCAGCCGCTTTGAACGCTTCTTTTGTGGCATTCTTTAATTGTTCTAATTGTCCAGAAATAGATACAACAGTTGCAAAGGAAGCAAATTTCTTTCCTGCCATTTCTATACCAACACCAGCTTTTAACTGTGCTTCGGTAAGATCCTTCATGCCAGGAATGATCTTGGCTAAACCACGCCCAACAACCCCGTTTAATTGTCCGAGTAAGTTTTCAAGAGCAGATGAAACATCCATTCCAAGAGCATTAGACATACCAATTGCAGTTTTTATAACATCTTTTGTAGCCGCATTTGTAAGACCATAAGTTTTTGCTAGAGTAGCCATCTTTAGAATAACATCGTCTTCAACGACAGTTACTCTTTGCATTTGTTTTGCAAATTCTTCTAAATCAGCAAAAGCTTCTTGAGTTTGAAAACCCATTGCTTGCAAAGTATTTGTCAAAACTAGAACAGCTTTTTCTGCTCCCAAAAATTCTGTTATCGATTCCTTAACTGGATCTATTAAAAAATCATATGCTTTGGTTGCAAGTTCTATTGCCTGATTTAAATAAATAAAAGAAAATCCTAGAGATTTATTCGTCTTCTCTTGAGCTTCTAAAGCCATACTTGCAGATTTTACATTGGTTGATAATTCGGAAAATAATTTAACCATTGCTTCGTTGGCATCTTTTACTTTTCCAACGTCTATGTTAATTTTTACTAATAGGTCTTCGGTTACTGCCATTGTCTTTTCCTAAAATCATTTCTGCTTTGGATGTAAATTTAAGCATATCATATTTTCTAAGAAACCAAGACAGGGATTCAATAAACCATTCTGGTTGATTTAACAGACCGCCATCGAATAACATCGTCCCTGTTTCTGCGCAAATAATAAGCTGTTTAAACTGCTCGTATACTTGCAAATCTCTTGTCGCTTTCCCTGGACAAAATCCGTAAAGTTCTCCACCCTCTAAAATACGAATCGGGAAGTTACTACCATCGTCTGATGTAAAGTCTTCCCGATCCTCCAAACAGCGTCTAATTTTTTTTGTCGCCTTTACACATTGTTCACAATTAAAAGTTCTGCCCTTTAACTGTTCTTTGCTGGCAAATAACAACTCAAGTAAAGCTGTTATTTTTTTTTAGAATCATTTCCCTTTTTAGAATTCATCAACGCTGTGTAAAGGTCGTCAACAACACCAGCACCTATCAGTTTTTCCATAATTTCACGAGATGCCCCACCTTCACCGTCTTGTTTGTATTCAAGTGTACCATCGGTATTAGGTGGGTTGTCGATTCCAATAAGACTAAGACGAACTTCTTCGATTACAAAAGACATTTGAACTGTCATCTCACCCTTGGTTGACATTTTTACTTGTTCATTTTTTATTTTGCAACTTTGTGCATAAGATAAATTTCTTTTCAAAATGAACTTGCTTGGTATTTTACCTGGGATAACTGACAGTTTTGATTCATCAAGATCCTTTAAATATTCTTCATATGTTTCGCGTGAAACATTATCTAGAGCATCGTCGCAGTATAATACTACTGCGATTTTTGATTCTTCCTTTGATGTTAGAAAAGCCATGATTCGTTTCCTTTTCTTTATAGATAACTAAGTGTGATTTCGTCGGCCAAATCCATACCTGTTTGATATGCTAAACCAGTAAAAGAAACGGGAATACTACCAGTGTCAGGGATTGGAAGTTCAGGAATAGTGAAAATAATTTTTGGAAATTCAACTTGCAAATGTCTACCAGCGGCATCACCAAGAATTAGAGTAATATCGTTTCCTGTAAATTCTTTTAGATTATTTAGAAAACTTACTAATTCTTTATTGACATTAAGCTCCATTGTTACTTCACAATTAAAACGTCCACCTGGTGCGAACAACGCTCCGCCTAATCCGTCTGATCCGTAACAATAATTTAATTTTTCATGATTGTTTGTTGAATTGATCCCGAATGAACGAATGCAATTATCAATCGTAGAATATCCTGCGATTGTAATAGAACCCATTAAACCCGTTACTGGATTGTTGATTGCAACTGGAGTTTCAGGTTCAAAATAAACTAGATAAACAGGTGTTATTGATCCATCTGCATCAGCAAGGACTGCTCCGTCAACTGTTACAACATCACCCGTCACACTTGTCACTGTACGTGCGCTACCTGCTGGTGTGTCTGCAGATTTTGTGTTTGTTGCATCAATGATCATTACCTTTGATCCAACTGGAAATCTGGCACCTTCGCCAGTTTGCAAAGTTACTGTATGTGCGCTATTTGCTATTATGCTTTTTCCAATACCAACAAGATAAGAAGTTTTCGCCGACCCTGCCCATTCTGTCTGTGCTTGTCCGTCACCTGGAAATGTCATATTTGCGGATTCAACAAAAGCACCTGGTGTTTGCTTTGCCCATACATCACCAATTTCCATAACTGTAAATGTTACATCTGGAATAAGGCTTGTATCATAAACTGGAGACCCACCTGTTACGTTTTCGTTACCAAACATCGACTTATGAAGTAAACGAACAGCAGGATCTATTTCCGCAACTCCAGCCGCTACAAGAGTTTCGTCGATATTAAAAAATGCTGGAATCGTCCAAGTAGTATCTGTTTTTTGTTTAATACCGTTCGTGTGGTGACGACCAGACTTATGAGGTGAGGATTCAAATGGTTGTGTATATTTTACACTAGCACCATTTAGTGTCCAAATAAAATCTGCGCCTGTCGGTAGAACCATCGTCCCACGTACTGTTTCTACTTTAGCAAAAATCTTTTGCTCTAATGCACTCGAATCATTTCCACTTGCGTATAGGCTAGGATAATTTTTCATCAACATGCTCCTGTTAAATTGTCATAATACAAAACATCAAAATTCTGTTGTAAAATGTAATAAGGTTCCATTGTATGGATGTCGTTTATATTACCAGTATACACTAAATGAACAACCCCTGGAATCTTTAAATTAGGATTTAACCATAAAGCTTGTTCAAGTTTTCTACCAAGATCCCATAAATCGTACTGTGTTACTGATCCCGTAACTAAAGACTTCATGATTAGTTCAAGTGTCATCGACCAGGATCTTAATGCACGACCTCGTTCGTGAACGATTGATTCGCCAAGGCTAAATAATTGTACTGCTGGGATTTCATGATCATTAAAATCATGAATAGAAATAAGAATACGATTGGTATTTATCGTTTTTAGTTCTGTAACCGTTGATAATGCAGATGCTAGAGCGTTGGCTATGTTTACTTTAATAGTACTCATTGAACTAGTGACCTCAATATTTCTACTATTCTACCAGCCTGTGTTTTTAAAGCGGGATATAGATAAGGTCTTTTTCTAATGTTTACTTGTCTTACATGTTCTCTTACATTAACAAATTTAGGATTAACTGGTCGTCCCCAAACTTTTGTTTGAAGCCTTTTATGTTCACGAATATTCATTGGCCCTCTATAGCCAAATTCATGAATAGCCGCGTATGGTACGGAGTAAGAACCTATTTCAATCCCATCTTTTTGTAGTTCATATTTTATAGAATTGAAAAGAGTACCAGTCTTAATTAGATGATGTCGTCTAATATTTATTTTTGTTTGGGTTTGAACTAATATTCCGATTCGAATTAAGGCTTCTTCAAATTTTGGAGATGCGTAATCAAACGACTTAATTCTGTCGGAAATTCTTCTCCCTAGAATTTTCCCTAAATCATCCATTTTGAATACCCTGGGCCGAAGAAGGAAATTCAAATCGTTGGAATGGAGTGAGCATAGTTTTTATAACTGGTGGCAAATCAGAAATGAATGTCACCGTTTCAGCATTTTTGCTTTTACTAGTCACTCCAATGCGTCTGTCAGATTTCATATCGTACATAAATTCTACTGTCCCAATACAAGCCTCGGCTATAATATAAGGGACAGTAGTAAAACCACCAAGATAAACAACTTTAATATTTCTAATCCCTTTTGGGAATCTAACTCCATTTAAAAGCAATACTCCACAGTCACCTTCTAGTTCATATTCGTTCGTTCCTTTTTTATTTAGAACATCTGTAAATAAACTAGAAGAATCAACCCATAGTTCACTTGGCTTTACTGCTGGCCATTGTCTTAAAAGAAAACGGTCGTTACTTCTTCCATCATAAAATTCGGTATAAGAACGTTGCAAAACTTTTCGATCAAGAAATTGCTCGATCATCATTGACGCGGCGTTAATCATGCGAATTAGAATATTATCTTGAGTTATTGTCAACGTAGGAATATTCAAATGTTCTTTAATATCTGCAAGTGTTGTTAACGCATATGTGTCAATGACGAAAGGCATATTTAAATCTCTATTGCTTTTGTTTCTAGCTTTTTAGTATCAACAATTTTCTTCTCAACAATTGCTTCCAACACGTCTGGATATTTTGCCAAAAGATCGTAAGCAAAACCAGGTTCTAGTTCTTGGGATACGTCACCAATTTTTTCTAGAAAAACTGGTTCTCCATGTGGATTATAAAAAGTTACGGCATCATTGCCAGAAATCCTTCTTGCCTTAAATTTGACTTTCATAAATATTTCTCCTTTTTCTAAATGATTGCATAACTTTTAATTAGTAGCAAATAATATCACTTGACGGAGTTGAAAAATTAACCTTCATTAAACCGTTGTCACAATATTGAATCCAATCGTTTCCACTTTGAGTAATGCAATAATTTATCATTTCGTCGTCACGAAGAATGCGACTAAAATCAGGTCTAACCCACATTTTACTAGCCGCTGAACTAGCACCGTAATAAATATCTGAAGAACCTATAGCATCTAAATTGTGCATAAAAGCAGATATAGAAATGAAATTAAATTTTTCTTGTCCTAATTGGCACTCATCTGCAATTACACTACACGCCGCTACTTTAAATCCATACCATTCGCTGTATTCTTGAACGGTATCGCCACGAACTGACCATTGAGATGCGGATTCATAGTTACCGCTACTATCAATTGCAAAACTTTCCATTAAATACCAATCGTCTTCGGTAAGAATAGATTCGAGTTCGTCTGGATTGTAAGTAGAATTTAAATAACTCGGATCGTTATCTATTCCCCAAATATGACTAGGTCGCCATGCGTTAATAAAGCATAGATTTGCATTTGCTTGTGAATGTACATAAGCGACCTTTGTATTAACGGCTTCGCGACTATTCGTTAATACTGTACCAAAATCATATCCAGCCTCGTCAAAGAAAATACCATTGACTAATAATGTTTCCCAATCATCAACTTTAGATTGAAAGTCTTCTAAAGATTGATTAACAGATACATAACCAAATATTTTACAATTAGGATTTAACTCTTGTATTCTTGCAATTATAATTTCTGTGTTTGCATAATCACCATGATTTGGATCTTGAAGGCCATTACCTAAAACAAGTAAATTATATCGAGATAACTCAAGTGATACTTTTTCATTATTCCATTGGTTGTGTGCTGAGTTAAAAGCATTAAGCCAACCGTAATAGATAAGTAAATTATTCATTCTACACCTTCCCATTTTGCTACTGTTGACGCATAGTCACCAGTTGTTACGGCTTCGTTACTCATTAGTTTTTTGAATTGTTCAACAAGAGTTATGCCAGCATTTACTACTGCTCTGTTTGTTTCAAATTCCGGGAAATATGTTTCATCATTTAGAACTTCGTTGATATCGTCAAGTTGATGTGCAGACCACAAAACTAAAATATCTTGTGCCAAATACAGATCAGCGATACAAGTAGTGATAAGATTATACATTCTTGTTCCAAGGCTCTCTACTGCATTAGATAGTTGTGCCACGGCTGGATTATTGCCATATAATATATGATCACAATTCTGTAGATAATCTGCCTGTGATACGGCTGCACTATCAAAAAAGTTTTTTAGTGCTTCACATGTAGTAATACCATCTATGAATTCAGATTTTTTTAGTTTAGTTGTTACTGTTACTGCGGTTGTATCAGGCGTTACAGCTCCAACTAATGTTGTCGCATCCGATTTCCAGTAGACCGAATAAATACTAGTAGCTTCATGGTGTACTGTACCTAACGATGTTATTAACTCTTTCATTTTATTTTTAACTACTACTGCTGGGCATGTCATAATAATATTTTCCTTTTAAGTTACTTGAAAAAATTGATAACATACTGGCCTTGCACATGATCCAGATGAATTATATGTTCTTAATTCATCTAATGCGTTTAAAGATATATTTAACCCAATCAATGTGGCTTTTCTAGAACTAGATAATGAAATGCTAGTTAAAAGAGTTTCGGTTGTCCCATCCCAAAGAAATATTTTAAATGTAACTGTTGAACTACTAATCGCACCAAGAGATATTTCTCGTAATATAGAATTTCTCGGAACAATAAAACCTGTCATATCACTATCAACGTTTGACTGGTATTCTAAATATCTACCAACGCCTGAATTGCCATCAAATCCGCATGAAATACAATATCTAGCTTTTCCCTCTGCCGAATTTTTTGCTTCTTCGATTGCTGCTTGTACATCAGTTGATGTAAAACCATTCGTTGAATTATCAAATGGTGTTTGATTTGCTATTTGATTTTTTCCCATTATATGTGTCATGGTTCAAAATCCAATACTGCTTCGTAATCAACAGTCGAGACACTGCCTTTAATTTGTATTTGTTTAATTCTAGGTGTACCTCGAAGTGTACCTGACATCCATTCTCCAATACCTAACAATCTATATGTAGTTCCGCCGTCAATGGAGACTTGTAGTCTTTTTGTAATTGGTGTTTGATCTATTTTACAACGAACAAAATAATGACCTATCTCTTTATTTGCTGCCGTAGGAATATTAACAGCAAGTGTTCCAACTGATCCTGCATAGGATACAGTTGATCCAGCAGAATCATCTATTTCAAATTGAGGTCTTTGATCAGCCATATTTTGTCCGGTAAAAAGACGAGACTAAAAAATAATCTCGTCATAATAAAAGGAGAAAACGAATCACGCTTTTCTGAACATATGAGGATAACGTTTTAAAATGTCGTCCTCGTTCTCGAAAGAAAAAACTTTACCAATATCTCTGGGAGTAAATTTATAAATCTTATCTACAATCATAACTCCAGATTTAAATTGCTGCGAAGGCTTCTCAATCGTTTCCCCGTTTTCATCGAGAATCTTTTTTACACCTTCTCTGCCTTTAAAAACTAAACCCATTAGATCAACTCGTTCACTGTTAAAGTTCCACGGCAATTACTTTCTACTGTCAAGTTTTTTGCTTGGAGTTTTAATGTTTGTACGCCAGTTGCGCCAGCAGTAAAAGTAAGACCTGGTAATTCTTGTGCGAAAGAAAACGCGCCAGAACCAACCAAGATACCTTCTGCAATAATAGTTGTTGTTGTGTCGTCAACTTGAACTATTTGATAAATAGCATCTCTAAAACAACCTGCGATAAAATTTATGTTCTCATAAACTTTTTCTACAACAAGTGTCAAAGTAACAACATCTTGAAAAGAACTTGTGTTACCTGCGACGCTTCCTGTATCGCCTAGACTTGTATAGTCTTTGGAATCGCTTACAAGCAAATTTCCAGCGGCGTCCACGTTTAAATAAATAAGATTATCAGATGCATCTTTAGCAACCAATGCCGCCAATGCGTTCTTACTAGCCGCCGCATCACCTTCAGCGACTTTGTGTAATGGAAGTCCAGCTTGTGTAGAGACATCTTCTAACACTGGAAAACTTGTTCTTAAATCAGCCATAAATTACTCCTTCAATTTAAGCATCATGTTCTGTTACATATAGAAAAACCGATACGTCCAAGATCGGCCCATATGTCTGATTATATTTTACATCAATTTGATCACCCGTGGAAAGAACCTTAAATGGATCAAATATGAATTTATCATTGTTAATTATCGGGTTAGTGAAAACACTACCGATTAAGTCAGAATTTAGATAAACATCAAATCTAACATATGCCCTGCAATGAACAGATAATCTGCGCATTCTCCATTGTTTTGCACTTGGTATTACTTGTGATATAACTGTTTGTTCTGTTCCAATTATTGTTACATCTGAATACGGAAAATCTTTTGGTGTCCCAAAACTTTCGGAAAAACTTATCGATCCCTTATCACCACGAAGAAAATAGAGTTTACCATCGGTATCGTCTAATATCCCAGCAATCATTGCTTTGTCGATTAGAGGATAATGGGTTTGCCCATCACGAATTAAAGCCTGATCAAGATCGGAAGTAGAACTAGGGACTACTGTTACGTAAACGGAAAATTCGGCATTGCCACCCGTAACAATAACTTCGCAAACAACTCGGTGATGTATTCTTGGGACAAGGATTCTAAACGTTGTTGGTGTTGTAACACCAGAAATTATATCATGTGATATTAAGTCAAATCGTTCGCCGTCACTAGCACCAGTTGTTGTGTCATAATAATTGACTTTTAATGTAGCACCAACATCAATCGATTTAACAAAAACTGATGAAAGAATCGAGTTTCCTCGAATATCTCCAACTTGAACATATGTCCCAGGTACTCTGGATAATAATTCAAAAAAATCACCAGAGTTATATTCTTTTAGGTTGACGATTGTATCTACAACCATTGATTAAACCTTAAACTAAAAAGGGACTGTTTTTTTATATTACAGTCCCTCTGAAAAATTATCGAGTATATTTTATAAGATGTTGTAACCAACGCATACTGATACTTCGGAAGCACCTTGTGCATGGCCTTTGAAATCATGTCTTGACCATGAGCAGATCAACCAAGAATCATTTGGAGGTGTTGGATCCATGATTGCTTTTACTCTGATTGGTCGACGTTGTCCAACATAGAATCTATTTTTATTTACAAGAAGAATACGACTAAATGTATTTGGGCCTAAAGCTGTGTTGTAACCAGTAGCCGCTACATCGTCACGCATGTATTCAGAAATTACTATTGGTATACCATCGATATTTGCCAACGAACCTTTGATAATTGTAGCATTTGGACCCATCTTGTCAACTGTCGTAACTTCGGTGATTCCCATAAATTGATTGTATGTTTTTGGAGATACGATCCATACAAGTTCAAGTGCATTAACACCATATTTTTTCATCTTTGCGCGCATGTCACGAATAAGTGTAATGCTTGCAACCGCACCTGCAAAAGACTTGTTACCGCCGTTTGCACTGTTATCCATACCCAATTTAACAAGACCATTCCAAATACGCTCTGACGCGATTGCGGATCCTGCTTCGGTGTCGGCATCCATGTGTGTACCTGTACAACCATTTACGATTGCGGATTCGATGGCTGAAATTTGCGCGGTGACAACATCTTGACGAGCTAGCTCGAGAATTGCTGGTGCGCTGTCTTCGTTTAGTTCTTCAGTCAATGGATAAAATTCAGTCAATTTATTGGCTGCATTAAAAGATATCTTTGTTGTACCAAAGTTTGTCCCTGCAAGTCCGCCGCCTTCAGCTTGGATTCTTGCTTTTGTTTTGTTTGTTTGAACTGGCAAATCAAATGGGTTTGTTGGCATATTGATTTGACGAAAGTTTTCCGCAACTGCTCTTACTAATTGATACTCTTCGATGTAGTTTGACGAAATTCCTGTAGGAACCCATTCATCACCAGCGCCGGAAACTGTCGAACCAAAAGCTTTGATTCTTGGTGCTAGAATATTTTTCCCGTAATAAGAATCCAACATGCCTTTAACATGAGCAGGTTGTTCTTCTCTGTCTAGAGGTTGACCACCTAAAATTTGTTGTTGCAAACGAGAAATGTCCACACTCTTTTTTAGTTCAAGAACTAGATATTTTAGTTCATCAGGTACTCGTGCAAATTTTTCCGCTCCAACGTTTACACTGAGCAGGTCTTTAACATGAGATACACCAAAGTATACCAGTGCTTTTGCCTCGTCTGAATTCGATCGCTGCCCAACTGTAGGTGTCATATTCTGTCCTTTATTGATTATATCTAATTTTGCCGCATCCAATTCCTTTGTTTGCGCTTCTATTTTCTGCATTCTCTCTTCCAACGCCTTGGCCTGAACTTCCAATTGTTCCAAGTTTTCCATCATATCTCTCCTAGTTGATTTTCAATTTTCATGATGCGTTCTTTTATATCATCGTATTTTTTTCGATAAGCGTCAAGACTCTTTGTGTTATTTTCAGGCTGCGCACTTTTTTGAGGCTCTTGCACTGGTGCTGGAGGTGGGACTTGTTCTTGAGGTTTATCAAGTTTTTTCGACATTGTTTGCACTTCATTTATTAAAGCACCAAGTAAAATATTTGTTTGTCTTGCCGCATCTAATTGAGGACTACCGTTATCTTGATTCTGTGTTTCGGTATTTGCTGCATTGATTGTTGTCGTCGCTTGTGGAATTTCTTCTTGAGATGCCTGTCTTATTTCGTATTGGATATCTTTTGCTAATTCAAAAAGTCTTGAGTAATAATTTTTATTCAATGTTACATTACATTTTCCGTTTTTAGAACATTCGGAGATAGCAATAGCGATAGCCTGGTCTTGATCTTTTCCGTCTTTCATGCACTGACGAATTTTATCTGATACACACTTTTGAAAGTCTTCTACCTTTTCTTCTTTTTTAGGTTCAATTTCTATTTCAGGTTTAGGTTCTTCTTTAGAAACGTCTTCTTTATTTGCTGCACGAAGTTCATCTAAATCAAGTTTCATTTTTTCAGATATATATTCTAGAATAGGTTCTGGAACCGGAGTAACATTACCAGCAAGAATATCGACAATATAATCAGTTTCAAGTTCAAGATCCGTAGCCATCTCTTCGATAGTTGCCGTTCTATTTTCGTCAGTAATCTGTTCGTTGATCTTGCCAGCAACCAATGCACCTTTAGTAGTAAGTACTTCATTGCGAATCTCGGTCATCGATTTTGTCTTTAACATTTTACCCGATAATTCAAAAATAGAATCTTGATTCATCGGTACACCAACGATTGACACTTCGTATAATTCCGCTTTACTAATTGTTCTGATGTTTGATTTTGCATCAACGTCAGAATCGATTGCCTGAAAGCCTACAGAAAAAGCTCTAAGAATCTTTTCTTCGACTAGACCTCTAATGCGTTTGATAACTGGATCATCAATGGTAGCTAGCCTAGCCTTTACGTATAGCCCGTCTTTGGTTGCTTTAATATCTGTAGCCACCCCAACTGGTGTCCCACCAAGCTGTGCGTCCATACCGTGATTATAAAGGATAACCGGATTCTTTTTGTAATTGTCTAACTCCCAAGCATCCTCGGATATAATTTCTTGACCTCGGTCAACTACCTTTTTATTTGCAAATCCTTCGATAAAAAGGCCGTCCTTGTTGGCCTTAATCGAACCAATACCGCTTAAATAAGTCATTTTCATTTTGTATTACTCCATTTCGTTTAGTTTATTATATCTCAAAATCTTCGCCTGGGGGAAGCATAATAACTGTACACCTACAATTTATAACTTGACTGGCATCGTCAGACCGCACATCTCTTGGCCAGAATAGCCCGTTTGAAAATGGTTGATCAGCGTCAACAACTTCTCCCGACACCCCACCTTTTGATTTATCCAAGTGCTGATCTCTTACCTTCCCATCATCAGAATTAAGCCATGCTTTTTTAAGCCCTGGAATAACTTTATTTGCGTGAACTACCGCCGCACCTTGCCCAATTGAAACAGCGGTAAGAGTTTCGGTCCGTGCAATTGTTTCAGCGCGTCCCGTTAATTCCGGTACTTTGTCTGAAATTCTTTTTGCTATTTGTTGTACCGTATCGTTTTCTTCAACCCCTGCAGCTATCGCGCGCATGATTGTATCTGTTTGGGTTTTAGATATTTGGGCAAAACTTTCAAGACCACGTTCTCGTAAAATCTGATAACGTTTTTGTTTATCTTTAGCTCTTAAAACATCTATTTTATCACGATCAGTTTTATTAAATACCAACTTCGCTTGCTGGTCATAACCTAGTTCAACTTTTGATTCTAATGTTTTTGTATATTCATCCGCCCAAACTTCTTCAAATTCATCAAATGCTTTTTGAATATCTTTTTTTAGTTTTGTCTTAGACGGGACTTCTGCTGCCTTAACCTCATTTAGTCCGCGCTTAATTATTGGGATCACTGCTTCATACATTGACGTAAGGGTTTCCATTGCTAGGTCTTCTAATTCTTTTTTATTAACTTCGTCATCTAATTCTTTTACTGTTAAATTAACCCAACCGGCTTGACGACGCTCCATTATGTCCTTAAGTTTTTGGGAATGAGGAATGATTACTTTTTCTTCTTCGGGTGCTATACTAAAGGTCGAAACTGGTTGAGGTTTAGCAATGAATGGCGAATCATATCCTTCCATAGATTCCGCATCCCAAACCCTCGATCTCACTTCATTGATCGACAATCCTGCATTAAGCATCTCTTTCGCCAACATTGCTTTTTTCATTTGATCATCTTTTAAAGCCTCGACCTCGGTCAGATCAAATTCAAAAAAATATTGTTCGCCAAGTTGTTTTTTGAAAAACTTATTAAGAGAACCAGTAATCATTTTACAACATGGAATTAAGGTTGCTTCCCAAAAATTTCTAAGAGCTATTTTATATTCTTCAGACCCTAGTGATCCTGCCGCTTGCAAACTAAATTCATGCTTTGGTGCGCGGAATAGATTTATTATTGTTTCTCTATTCATGTTTATTAGATCAGTAATCTTTTGATCCGCAATTGAATTTGTTGATGTCGTAGCCTTTACGCCTTTAGGCAAAATCATCGTGCGTCTTTGGTTTTTGCGGCCTGTGTACGCGAGCTCAAAAGAACGAAGCTGACGTAGTGCCATTGCCTCGTTAACTTCGCGATCCATTTCTAGAATCATTCCTGGTGTTGCTTGCTTTAAATAATATGAGTTTAAATAGTCAGTAGAATATCTATTAAATAAAATAGATTTTCTCCCTGGAATAAGTGGTGTCAAACCCCAATACATCGATGCCGGATTTGGCCTTTTAATATGTATTATTTCTTCAGGTTTAAATGTCGTCACATTAGACGTACCTTCATCGTTACTTACCATGTAATATTTAATAGTGTTATCATCATTAAATACAATCGATGTAAGCGACGAACGAAGTGTAATTAACCAGTTATTAGATTTTGAATACCATTCAACGGCATTACCTAATAATGCGTATTGAACGACTGTATTATACATCCACGATGTATAGTCCTGATAAGGATTTGGTTCTTGAATAAGTTTATTAAGTGGATGGTTATCAGCGTAGTCAACGGATTCAACGCCATCATTCATGGTGTTTTTCATAACGTATAAAGGTCGAGAAGAAATTTTACCAGCAATTAGGTCAATTAAAATAAAGACCCAATCCTCGGTATAATATAATGATTCGATAGTCATCATATCGGCCCAAGCTTTTATTTCTTCAGACCACAACTCGTTTGCTGATACAGACGGTTCGCCATCCCTAGTTATGTCGTATGCCATTTAATTATCCTCTAAAAGATCGGTATAAAATTTATCAATTGAAAGGTCTTTTTCTTTAAGATCGTCAAGAAATCTTGTCTCAAAATCTAATCCAGCAAATTCACGTGAAGCAGCGTTTGCCAATGCTAGTGAAATAACAATATCATCATGAAATCCTGGAGGCGCGTTATAACGCATCATTCCTGTTTCAGACACATCAACTTCGTACACGTCTAACTCCCTTAACATTTCACTTAAGTTTGGTATTATTATATCTTTTTTTTCAAAGGTAAGTCCAAGAGTATTGATTAAACTTGATTTGGATGAATTTGAAAATGTTACCCCATGAAAAGGAAGGTCGATATTGCAAAGCATATCGTCCAGAGCTTCTCCAACTCCGGTCTTATCGTGCCAAACAGTTGACACTGATTTAAACTTTTTTGCAAATAGGTATAATTCTTTTACCGCTTGCATATACGATATACCATGAAATCGCATATAGCCAATAACCTTGACTGGTTTATGTTTATAGTCGATTGCAACAAAAACGGTATAGTCAGTATGTTTTGCCCAGTCTACTCCGATAACAATGTCACACTTATCAATATCTTTTTCCAACCAATAATTCTGTGTGTCTATATATTTATCAGGTTCGTTGATGCAATCTCTATATCCTACAAAGACAGCACCTTGATCAATAAACTCCGCTAGATAATATTGTCTGAATAAACGTTCTGGTGTATTTCGTCTTGCCTCTTCAATTGCCTCTTTTGTTACGTATGGATTTGCAGACGAAGGTGCGGTTAAAAATATTTTAGACGGCTGAATATTATTTGCTAAAGACCATTCCATTTCTTCTTTTGCTGACATGCACTTATTATAAAACCAATTCTTCCCTCGTGGGGTTGAGAACGCTACCATGATCCCACGAGTAATTGTTGTTGTCGTTTTTGCGGAATCGTATACTTGTTCTGTCATTTTTGCACATTCGTCAAGACAATAACCGTGACATGCTTCTCCCTCAAGATCCTCTGGATATTTACCCGATCTAAATTCTATGGAAGTATTTTTCTCGTTTATTTTAAGTGTAAGATTCCCATTGTTAATATCGATTAGATGTGGAGGGAGTATTGTCTTAGCGTATTTAAAACCTATCTTTGCTTGGGAATAGATCGGTGCGACCCAACGAAATAATCCATTATCAGTAATAAACGCGCGTGACAAAAGACAAGACGCTCCGGCTAAAGACTTACCAAACTTTGATCCTGATGCAACCCATATCTCTCTTAGGTTCTCACAGAACATAGATTGCATCACTAGCTTTTGTTTTCGTGAATGAGGCTTTGGCAATACTAAAACTTCTTGCATTATATTTCATCCTCGTCACTTTGTTTGAGTAGTTCTAATGTTGTTAACTTTTTGTCTTCTCCAGAAATAATTTTTGTGTCGGTAAACATTTGCCCACCTTCTCCAAATTGAACTACATAGCGTTTTTCAGATACATTGGTGATAGCAATATTTGCCGTATTAAATATCGGTTGTAGAACAAACTTCGCTACAGACGTGGCAATACGCTCGTCTGGTGATGCTATTAGTCTTCTTAATCTTCTTAGTGCTGCCGTCTGAATTTCCGTGATTAAAGCTATAGTCCCTTTTTGCAAATCAGCCATCGCTCTTGCAACGCTTGGTTTTTTTAACCGATCACGAATTTCTTTTTTTGGAATATCAAGAAGTGTTGCCAGGGTATCTATATGAATCCCAGGATATTCAAGATTTATCTGAATGATTTTTTCATCGGTCGTATCTAATTTATAAGAATCACGAACGCGATTATATTCCTCAATATTTGAAGACCGACGCTTAATTTCTTCTTCTTGTTTTAATGTTCTTTTCTTGTTCATTTTCTCATCAGTATATATATATATACTAAATGATACTTTATTTAGCAGAATAAATCTAGTTATTTTGGAAGGGCAACTACCCAGGCTGAAAAGGTTTTATCCCAACGATCAGTAGTTAACTCTGGAAGGCGATAGACTAAAACAGTAGAACACGAAACACGGGTGCTTGTCCAGAATTCTCCGCAAATATTCCACTGATTAAAATCATAGCCATCACGAATCATGCGTGCTACTTCAAACGAATGTAAAAGACGAGCTTTATTCTGCTTTAAGAATAAGCTCATTTTGTAGGCGGTGAGTTTAGTTGATGATATTAGCATTTCTTTTTATTCCAATAAAGACGCTCTAATTTTTTCACTTTTTGATTAGCACCAGCCATCATCCCACGTTTATTTATATCGACTGTTTCTTGAAACCGAGGATCAGCTATATTAAATTC